TTATGCGTTGTCGCCTGATGAGAAGGATACGGCGGCGGCGGTGATTTGGGATGCGTCGAACTTGGCGCGCCTGCATGGTCGTCCGTCGTGGATGTCTGACGCGGTTCCCCCGGTTGTTAAGACAATTGTCCGTAACGCTTGCGTCCGGTATATGGACTTGTCTGAGTCTGTTGTTCAGTCTCGCGCTGGTGATGAGACGGAGGCGTACACGGACTTGGCGTTGCGTACGGGCACGGTGTTTTATACGCCGGATGAGGTGCGGACGTTGCGGCAGGCGGCGGGGTTGGATTCGACGCTGTCGGTGGTTCACACGTTTGTCCATTCCCCTGCCGCGCCGACGTCGAGGGATGTTGACCATGGTTGGCGCAGGTGTGACTGGTGGTTGCCGGGTGCCCGCTTCAAGTGGAGCGAAGGTGGCATGTGATGGCAGTTGGTAGACACAGACGGATGACGGGCGTTGTGTATGGGCGTAAGCGTGCGAGGGACGCTCGGGGGAACCTGGTGACTGTCCCGGACTTGGAGCGCCCGTACAAGTGCTACATGTCGATGAAGCAGATCAGGGCGAATCGTGGTGCGGCGAAGGGCCAGTTGACGAACGAGGTTGCGTTGATCCTGGTGGAGCCTCGCACGGTTGACGGGGAACTGCTGACCGACGTCGGCGCGTGGACGCTGATCGAGTTCGACGGGAAGCAGTGGGACGCTGCTGCGCCTCCCGCGTTGAAGCGGGGGACGAGGCGGACGACTCATTGGGAGTTTGAGTGTAGGCCGCGTCCGCCGTCGAACTTGAATGGGATTGGTGGTGGTGCCGGTGGTGGCCATGTTGGTGACGCCGCAGCGGTTGAATAAGATCGTCTCGCACATGCCGCAGGTGCGGCGTGAGGTGAGGGGTCAGACGAACAAGCGGGCGGCGGTGGCTAAGGCTAAGCTGGCGGCTCATCGTTACCAGGGGCACGCCAAAATTGAGTCCTACGTTGCTTGGGTCGATGGCTACATTGTCCTGTCTGACGAGGATGGCTATAAGGCGGCGGCGGCTATCGAGTATGGGCGTCGCGGCGAGGTGAGGTCTAAGCCGGTGTTTGACGACGCGGGGCGGATTGTTGGCCGGAGGGTCGTGCATATTGGCCCCGCTAAGGGCGTGGGGGCGTTGGCGGCGGCTGCTGCTGGTGGCCGTGTTTGACGCGTCAAAGCTGGATTTCGGTAAGCATGTGACGGTTGAGACGTTCCTGCCCAAGTGGCTGGAGGCGGACCTGCCTGACGGCGTGACCTGCAGGTCTCGCGTTGAGGAAGGTGACTCGGTCCCGTATGTGATGGTTGTGGAGGTGCAGCCGACGACGGGAGGCCAGTTCATTCGTGCGGATGACGCTTTGGACGTGTTGGAGTTTGAGGTTCACACGTTCACGGCGGGGCTGGACGCTGAGGACGTGGCGTGGCGGATTAGCTGGTCGATTATCAAGTTGTTGCGCGAGTATGCGGCGCGGGGCAGGCGTGTTCCTGGCAGGGAGTCTTTTGTGAAGGCTTTCGAGTTGATGGAGCGGCCTCGGCGTCGTGAGGACTGGGCGGATTCTACTGGCCCGGTTCAGTATCAGGATTTGCCGGTCGGGATGGAGCGTTTTGTGTTTCAGGCCCGACTGGTTGTGTTGCACCGATGATGGTGCAGGGAGTGTGAGGTTGTTATGGCGATGGATGATGCTAAGACTTTGATTGTGGCGACTGCGCAGATTTATACTGCGCCGGTTGACACGAAGGCCCCGACTGTGGCTAATTACAAGACGAACAAGACGACGGCTCTGACGGGCTGGACGAATATTGGACACACATCCAGCGAAAACCCGTTCAAGATCACTAAGGGTGGCGGAGACGTCAGTACTAAGGGTTCGTTGCAGAAGAAGAAGTTGCGTACGTCCATTAGTGATGTGAGCTATTCGCTTGAGATTTCGCTTGAGCAGTTTGATGCCCCGTCGATTAAGCGTTACCTTGGCGCTAATGCTGCGACGGTTGACGGCATCACGTACGCGAAGTCTAAGCCGACTGCTGAGCATTGTGCTCTGCTTATTGTCATCGAGGATGAAGGCAATGTCTGCTTCATCCACGCTGGCAAGTGTGACATTGTTGCCAATGGCGACCTTGATGTCAACAACGTGGAGGACTTGGTGTCCCTCCCCGTGAAGTTCGAGATTCTTGAGGACAAGAACGGTAATACCATCGGCATTGGCGAGGTCGCTTCCTTGGCCTGATGTTTGGGGGCGGCTCGCGTGGGGCGGGTGCCAGGGTGGCCATGTGGGTCGCCCCCTTTTCATTTTCCTGGCATACCACTGTGGCATATTTTTTGGAGGTTTGTGATGACTGCTATTGATTTCAATAATCTTGACCTTGATGCACTGCGCGCTGAGGCCAACAACAAGTACAAGAACCTTGTTGTTTCCGGCGTCGAGTTCCGTGGTCTTATTCGCATGAGCAAGGATGAGCGTGCTGAGTATCAGCGTCTGTTGGCTGCGCGCAATGAGGCTGATGAGGGCATGTCGGATGTTGTTGATTTCTATCGCGCCATGCTGTTGCTGACTGCGGCGGATAAGGTTGCGGCGGAGGACTTGCTGGACAATATTGGCGATGATGCGGCTGTGCTGGACACCCTGGTGACGCTCTATTTTGAGCGCACGCAGGTGGGGGAAGCCTAGCCGTCGCGGACTTGCTGGATAAGGCGGGGACGGGGATTTACGTTGACTTTCGACTTCACTATGGGATTGACTTGGTTGAAGCGATTGAGAGTGGTTCCCCGTCCCCGCGTTTTTTGCTTGCTCTGGTGCGCGGGTTGCCGGATGGTTGTTGGACGCAGGCGTTGTTGGCTGAGGTTCCTGAGTTGCGTGGGTGGACTCGGGAGATGTCTTTGTTGGCTGACGTGTTTGACAATATTTCGGTGAATACTGTTGCGACTGGTTTTGGGAAGTCGCGGCGTCCGCATTTGTGGCCGGGCCGTCCTGGGGTGAAGCGAGTGTTTGCGGCGGATAAATGCACTGTGCGGGGTGTGAGGCAAATGTTTGTTGACGCGATGGGCGCGTGATCTTGGGGTGTTTGTCTCGCCCCCCTCGCGGAGCTTGTTGTGTGTGAGGGGGGTTGATGTGAATGGGCGCAGAAGCCGGTAATGTTGTTGCGCGTCTCGCGGTGAAGGTGACGCCGGATACTGAGAAGTTTTACGGCGATTTGGCGCGCAAGCTGGAAGTGATTGAGAAGCGCTTGCGGCCCTTGGAGGTCGGTATTGACCTTGATGAGGATGGGTTGCGTGAGCGTGTTCGTTTGATGTCTGCGAAGGCGCAGGCGGCGGTGAAGGATGTCCAGATGGGCGTCCATTTTGATGAGCGCGAGTTTGCGAAGATTGGCGCGATGGCCGACAGGTTGGATGACGCGGCGGAGCGTCAGTCTGGCGCGTTGGCGAAGGTGTACGACGGTGACATGGATACGATCAGGCGGCACTGGTCGGCGGCGTTGGATGCGATGAAGCGGGATGCGGCGAAGAAGCTGCGCCTTGGTGGCCCTCACGCGGATGAGGATACGTATTGGCGTGGGCATACGGATTCGGCGTTTCGCGCGTGGTATGGGCGTCGTGGCGAGGCGATGCGCAGGGCGTTCCGCGAGTTGGGTCCGGTTGAGTTTGAGATGCGTCCGGCGTCTGGTTGGCAGGATAAGGCGAAGGGTCTGCTTGATGGTTTCTTTAACAAGGAATATACGGGCCGGGTTCGTTGGACTGTCGATGAGGACTTGAATGATGTGGGCGCATTGCGTCGCCTGCGAGCTCGTATGGAGCGCGAGTTTACTCAGGGCTGGAAGTACGTGGTCGACCCTAATATTGACGTGAAGTCTGGCCGCGTGGATGCGGCGTTGGATAAGTTGCGCCAGGAGATGCGTGAGCGGGCTTTTGGGAAGCATGAGGCTTTCCATTTGGAGATTAAGCCTCATATGAGTGACCATGAGCTGCGCGAGGCTGGCCGCAAGCTCAAGCGGTTTAAGCGTAGGTGGGATGACACTGAGCTTGAGTTCAAGATCGGGTTGGACCATTCTGCGCGGTATGTGGCGGCGGCTCGCCTGGCTATTTTAGCTCGTGACAGGTGGGTGAAGCTGCGCCCGGTGATTGACCACAAGGCGATGGTGATCGCCAGGGAGACGTTGGCTGCGATGTCGGGTTGGCGTTTGGCGTCAGACTTGACGCATAACGTGTGGGACTTGGTGAAGAATCTGGACAAGATGGTGCCGCTGATTGGTTCCGTTGGTGCCGGGTTCGCGGTGGCTGGTTCTGGCGTGACCCAGTTGCTGAAGCACACGTTTACGCTTGGTGGCGCGGTTGGTCACGTGTTGCAGGCGGCGGCGTTGTTGGGTCCGACTCTAGCTATTTCGGCTGGGTTTATTGGTTATACGGCGGGGCGGGGTGCGGGGGGTGTG